GTGTAGGTCTGGCCGCCGGAGGAGTACAGCACCCACGTCTGGGTCCACGACCCGGGCGCCCCCGACGGTGTGGCCGTCTGCACGTACTGCGTGCCGGCTGCGGTCCCCTCGGCCACTGCCACGAGCGTGCCGTCGAGGATCTCCCCGGTGGCATCCGCGTCCGAGCGTCGCGTGGCCGCCTGGCCGGCTCCCGGGTAGGTGTAGATGCCGTTCTGTGTGCCGGTGGTCTGCGCTGTCGCCAGGAAGGCATCTCCCCCTGTCATCGTGACGCCGCCGATGGCGGCCGGGAGGTTCGACAGGTCGACGTTCGACGTCGCGACGACCCGCACCGGGTCCTTGATGGCGAGGCCAGCCCTCAGATTGTCGGCGTACTGCTTCGTCACCAGGTCCGTGGGGGCCGTGGGGTCGGCAGCGTTCGTGGCGCGCTGCCCGCCCAACGAGAGCGCACCGTCCGGAGTTGCGAACTGGTTGAGCCGGTACGCCTGCACCACGGCGGCGAGGTCGCTGATGGTGCTCGCCGGCTGGGTGCCGGTGTGGTCGGCGCGGGAGAGCGGGTCCTTCCACACGCTGGCGTTCCAGAACTTGACCGTGTGGTTGACGGTGTCGGTCCAAAGCTGGCCCTCGACGGGCGCGGTGGGTGCGGAACTCGCGCTTTCCGGCACGAGGCCCTGGACGGGCAGCTTGTTCAGCCGTACCGGGAACCGGAAATCGGTAGTGGCCATCGGGCGCTCCTAGTGCAGTACTGCCGAGCCGGTCTCCGCGAACGCGAAACGGACCAGCACGGTGGTGGGGGTGGGGTATTCGACGGAGCCGCCGATTTCTCGACCGGAGACGTCGTAGACGGTCACGAACGGCCGGTACGGCATGGTGTGCGGGATCGTCCACTCCGTGCTCGCCGAGGTCTGACTGAATTCCTGCGGCCTGGGCGCGACCCGGGCTTCGAGTGCGTCGAGCTGCTCGCTCGTGACCTCGCCCGGGTCGCCCTTGTCGCCCTTGGCGCCCATGGGGCCGGCGACGGGCAGGTAGTTGCCGGCGTAGGGCGAGACAGGCGCGATGTCCGCCAGGTCGACCGGGCCGGTCCCTGCGGGCAGCATGATGTGGAAGATCCGCGGCGGAATGCCCTTGAGCCGCTCGGTGACCTGGTAGGACCACCCCTGCGGCGACATGCCGGGGACATCGGTGGGGATCAGGTCGACCTCGAAGGCCCCGGTGGTGTCGAGCGTGACTTTCGCGGACGTGGTCGCGATGACGTCTGAGGTGGGCAGCGTGAGCACCGAGGGCGGCGCGAAGGACACGGTGCCGGCCAGCGGCGTCTTATCGGGGGCGACGTATCGGCCCCGCAGCCGGACGGTTGGGATTTCAGGAGGAGTAAGGGTCATCGCTCTCGCCTTCCTCCGCGGTAATCACCGTCTGTGCCATCAGCTCCGGCGTGACGGCGGGAAGCTCTGTCGGGTCGGTGAGGTACTGGCTGAACATGGGGTCGTTGACCAGCTCGTCGTTCTGGAGCTGCTGGGCCTCGATGACGACCACGACGTCCCGCCGGCGGATTTGGCCGAGGATCGCCACGCGCTGCACGGCGTAGAGCCCGTTGTCGTACGCGATGCGGTCGCGCTGGAAACTGCCGTGCTTGATGTCCATCTCGCTGAGCCCGAATTTGACGAGCTGGTCGTATTCCAGGACCACGCGCAGGGTGTCCGTGACGTACAGGCCACTGTCGCGAGGGTCGGTGTTGGCCGACTCCACGTGCGTGACATGCAGGGCCGGGAGCTGCCAGCGGCCGTAGTAGACCCGCCCGGCGCCGGTGGCCTCGTCGTAGACGTCGTGCATCTCGGACTCGGCGTGCTGGAACCGGAAGTAGGTGACACTGTCGCCGGTGCGGTTCTGCCAGCCGCGCAGCGCGCGGTGGATGAGCGTCGTCTCCGTGTTGATTCCGAAGCGACCTCGTTTCCAGTCCGAGCGTCCCTGCATGTGCGATCACCCCCACGTGCCCGGGTAGAGCGGCGAAGGGATGCCGGACTCGTCGTCGTAGGCGTCACCGTCGATCGGCGGCAGCAGCCGCTCCGGCTTCGAGGTGTCGTCGTACTCGCGGCTCTGGAAAATCGGCACGAGCCGGTTAGTCGTCCGCGAGATGCGCCGGAGCTGGAACATCTCGATACGGGACAGACCCACGTTGAGCTGCTGCGCGAGGGTGTTGTACCGGGCCTGGATTTCGCCCAGGTGCTCCATGAGCTGCCGGTACCGCTGAGACCGTGGGACGAAAGTCCCCTCGCTGGTATTCACGTCGATGTCGGTCGAGGCGTCGGTGGCCAGCGTCCACAGCACGTTGATCACCGCGAGGTAGGCCACCAGCGGCTCCTCGACCGCGGGCAGGTTCTCCAGGTCGATCGGCTGGTTGTCGTAGCGGATATGCCCGTGCCCGTCCCGGTAGCGCGTGCGCAGCGTGCGGCCGTAGGTGTGCTGATTCATCGCGTCCTGGACGTACGTCTCCAGGTCCGCGTCGGTGAACATCCCCTCGGACCTGCCGCGCACGATGAGCGTCTGGCCGTGCTTGAGCGGCGAGTAGGCCGGGTTGATCAGCAGGATGCTGCCCTCGGCCGGACTGAGGACGTAGTCGGTGTCCTCCACCAGCTCGACGGTGCTCGCGGGGGTGGTCGTGGTGATCTTCGCCTGGACCGAGGAGACATTGACCTCGGACAGGTCATAGCTGCTCAGCTCGTCGCCCCCAACGAAGGTGTCAACGAAGGGAGCGGGCAGATCCCCGACCTCAGAGCGGATGCGCTTGATGATCCCCGCGAGCGTCGCCATTTCAGGTCACCGCCAGCGTCATCGTGAGACTGCCGGCAGCGAGTTGGAGGGCCTGGTTCTGCTGGGTGGTGATGGCACTGCCCAAGTTCCATGCCATGAGACACAGGCCGGTCGGCTGGCCGGCCGAGGACGTCATGCGCGTCACCAGGGCCGCGCCGGTCACCGGGGCCGCAAGGCCCGTCGGGTCACTGAAGGGCCCGAACTGGACCAGGTCGGTGTTGGTCGCCGTTCGCGTGCTGCTCGATGCCACGCCCCAGGGGATGGGCTGGCGCGCATAACCGGTGCCTGCGGCCTCGATGCCCACGAGCGTGGTCATGTCCGTCTGGGCATCGGTGACGACCTGGGTGAGCAGCATGAGGTAGGTGACCTTCGGCTGCGGGTCGCCGGCCGCGGTCTTCGCCTGCCACTCGGCTTCCAGGGCCGTTGCGCGCCCGTTGAGGAAGTCCAAGGCGCTGGCGGCTCCTTGAGCCGCGATGAACCCGTTGGCGGCCATCAGTCACCTGCCATCTGGGCCTGCCAGTCCGCCCATTCCGGCGGCTCCTCGCCGGGGCCGACGAGGTCGGTGAACTGGCTCATGGGGAAGCTGATGTGGTGCTGACTGAGACGGCCCGGGGCTGTCTGCTCCAGCCACATGGCGATGACGGTCTCCTCGGCGGAGTAGCCAACGCCTGCTGTGGCCGGCTCGACGATGTCCAGGACCAGAAGCTGCCGGTCGCTCTCCTGCGCTTCATCGGCACCCGGGGGCCGGTAGCGGTGAGTGCGGGTGAGCATGCCGACGCCCTCTCCGACGTCGGAGAGGAGCTTGTACCACTGGCCCCGAGCCGGAGTGTCCCTGGCTTGAGCGAGGCTCTTGATCTTCGGCGGCACGAGAGCCCCTTTCTACGAGAGCCACTGCCAGACGTAGCCCAGCCGGTCGAGGTGGAGAGCCACGTTGAGAGGGACTTCGTAGACCTGACCCTCCTTGAATTCGAATTCCGTGCCCTGGCCGATGGTTACCTTTTCCAGATCGCACGCGATGCGAATGCGCACCTTCTCCGGGGGCAGCTCCACGGGACCTTCCGGCTGCTCCTCCGCGGACACGGCCTGAAGGGTTCGCCCCTTGTCGTCCAGCGAAATGGGCTGGTCGAGGTTGGCCGCAGCCTCGGCATGCTGCATGGCGATTTCGCTCTTACGGCGAGCGAGATCCTCAGCGTGCTTCTCAGAGAGAATGCGCTTCTGGTTCCCGGTGTGGTCCTTCGGGTTGGGCTTGGTGCGCGGGTTCGCAGCCACGAGTGTTCTCCGATCGAATCGAGTGAGGAATCCGGGGCGGGGACGTTGACAGAATTCCCCGCCCCGGAGAGAGGGGCGTCAGTTGGTCACGCACTGCACCACGGCGTAGTCCGTGATGAGCCCCATGCCGAACACCGAGTACCACGCCAGTGCGTGCTCTCGGCCGAAATCGAGTACGCCCCCGTCCCTCAGTTCGACGGGGAGGGAGATGGCGTGACCCGCGGCATTGTCCCCAATTACCAGGGCGCGGAAGAGGGGGTTTGCCGGGGCGTTCGGGTTGGCCGGCGTGGACGTTACCGCGCCGATTGCCGGGGTGGAGCCGGAGGCGGTTCGGGCGGCCTGCCCGCCCCACTTCTGGGCGGTGTTTGTCGGGATGTTCGTCCCGAGCTGCTGGGTCGCCGGCGGGGTCGTGTTGCCCTGGAAGACCTGGGTTGTCTCGATGAACACGACATCGTTCAGACGTCCGATTTCTCCCAGCATGAAATTGCCGGGAGCCGCATACTTCGTTACCTCGATGAACTCGGGGTCATCGCGCAGGCGGCGGGACTGGTGGGGGTGCACGAATGCAACGTACGTCTCACCCAGCCGGGGGACGTTCTTCGTTGCGAGGGTCTCCACGGCGTCCTTGACCAGGGCAGACGTGAAGAAGAAGCCGCCGTTTGCAGCCATCGTGGCCTCGCTGTCCGCAAACATCCCGCGGTCGTACGGGGACAGCGGAGTCCGGGCAGCGCCAGCCGACCAGGAGGCCAGCTTGTCATACCCATACAGCACCGACGGGGCACCCATGAAGGTGTCCCTCGCGAGCGCATCGATGTAGGTAGCCATGTTCCTCCCCAGCAGACGCGCTCCGGAGGCCATGACGTCGTCGAAACTCGCATTCAGCAAGAGTTCCGTGACAGCGATTGCGAAGCCATGCTCCGCAACGGTGATGGTGATCTGCTCGGCGGACAGCGCGTGCGTTTCCATACGCACGCCCTCGACGAGCTGCTGCGCGCCATCCAGAGAGCGGTAGCGCATGAAATTCACGCTGAGTCCGGGGGCAGTCCCGAGTTCGGTCTTCTTGACCAGGAACTGCTCGAAGCGCAGCACCGGCATGGCCTGAAAGAGGATTTCTTTCGACCAGATCTGCTGAATGGCCGGCGTGAGCATGGTGGAGTTGGCCGCCGTGTAGGCGGTCGGCGTGGGCGACAGGACCGGAGTCCCGGTGATTCCGCTTGCCACGGGAACCTCTCATTCCGTGAGTGGCCGCCGGAATGAGTAGGAATGAGAGGCGGACCTGATAGGGAGCTGGTCAGTCGAACAGCCCGCGATCGGTGTTGTTGCTGGCTGCCGAGCCGAGGAGCTGAGAGCGGTACTTCGCGAATTCGCTCATCGGCATGTTTTTGATGTCATCGACACTGAGCTGGCGGGCGCCGGCGTCACCATCCATCGGGCCGTTGCCGGTGTACCCGGTAGGCGACACCCCCCGCATTTGGGAGCGCGCCTGCTGCTGGGCCGTCTGCATCGACTGGGCGATCTGGTCCGTCTTCGCCTTGAGTAGCTCGATCGACGCGTCCACCTCTTCACGGGAGTTACCGCTGACGAGGTCGACCAGTTCGGGAGCGATGGTGTTTCGCTCCGCGTTGACTCGTTCCTGAATGTAGGCGCGCAGGGCGTTGAACTCGGCTTCCTTGGCGAGGGCCGCACGCTCCTGCTCGCGCTCCCGCTGGATCTCCGCGAACCGCTCCTCCCACTCGGTGGAGCGCTGCTCCAGGAGCTTCTTCGCGGACATCTCCGCTTCGGCCCGTTCCTTGGCTGCCTTCTCTTCCGCGGCCTGGCGCTCGGCCTCCTCGCGCTGACGGGCTTCACGCTCCTCGCGCAGGGACTTCAGCTCCGCCTCCAGGGCCTGGAGGCGTTCGTCGCCCTTGCTCATGCGGCCGTACAGCTTGTCCTTCTCCTCCTGCCGCGCCTTCTCGATGTCGGCCGCGGTGAAGGTACGGCTGCCCTGGGCCGGCTGCTGCTGCTGCGGTGCCGGTGGGGTGGCCTCGGGGAGGACGGTCACGGTGCCGTCGGAGTTCGTCGGTGCGCCACTGCCCGGGTTGGGCGTGGAGACCGGCGGAGTCGGCGGGGAGGGGTTCGGGTTGTCGGGCACTGCTTCACTCCGAGTCGGGGAAGCCGCCGGAACGAGTAGTAATGAGAGGCGGGCGGTCTAGTCGTTTTCCGGGTTTCTCCGTTGGGCCAGCTTGGTGCCCCTGGAGAGCGTCACGAGTTCACTCAGGACTGATTCGATGTCCTGTCCGCGGCCTGTGCCGGGAAGCCCCGGTAAGGGCCCGGCACTGGTGGCACCTGACTTCGCGGCGTCCTTCGAGGAGCCACTTGCCGGGGCCGGCGGCGGGCTTTCCACGCCAGTGGGCGGCAATCCCGTTGAGCGCAAGATAACCGAGGCAATTTGCGCCTTGATAAATTCGAGAGCACCGTCCTCCTTGGCTTCCGCCAGGCGCTCGTCGAAGATTTCCTGCATCTTCTCGTCGACGAAGACTTCGCCGAGATCCCGCAGGGCGCCGCGCTTCGATTCCAGCCCGAGAGCCAACTTGGCCTGGACTTCGTTCAACTTGACCAGTTCGTCGACCGGGAGCGGGGGAGGCCAGTCACAGGTGGTGTCGTATACCTCGGGGTCCCGCGGGTCGATGACGAGGGGCTGTTCCTCCGAAGAGCGGATGCCCTGGGTGGCCGGGTTGTAGATGCGTGTCTCGGGCTCGTACAGGAAAAGCGTGCGCAGGATGAGTTCGTTGATCCTGCGCAGGCCCTCCGTGTAGTTGGTCTGTTTGAGTGAGTACCGCTGCATGAGTGGAAAAAATTGGATTGAGAGAGCTACTCCACTCGTATTCGAGATCGCTTGGGCCTGTCCCAGCGCCGACTCGGGGACCCCGGTCAGCTCGTGCATGCTCCGCTTGACCATGTCGAGGTAAGCCAGTGGTCCGGACAGGTCGACGCCGTTCTCCAGGTTGAAGACCGAGGCGTCTTTCGGGAGGCCGCCCCAGATCTTGCGGGGGCCCTTTTCGAGGTTGCTGGCCTTGGCACCGGTGATGATGGTCACCGGGGCTGCGTGGTAGTTCACGATGTCCGAGATCTCGGTGGCCTTCTCGTTGAACTCGCGGTTCAGCGGGATGACGTCAACGATGTCCGCCAGGCCCCAGGGAGAGCCGGATACGGAGATGTTCCGGATGTGGACGATCGGGATTTGCCCCAGAGGGTTCTCGCGGGCGTCGAGGAGTTCGTCATTGACATACTCCTCAATGAACTCGTCCGTGATGATCTCCGTGTACGTGTACACGGCGCGGGTCCCCTCCAGGGAGGTGCCCCAAAACTTATACTTGATTTTCACCCTGAGGAGTCGATCACGGTCGTGTGGGTGGTACTCCGGAAACACCTGGGCGCTGTTCATCGGCAAGATGCGAACCCGGCCCGGGTGAATGTTGCCGGCGGGATCGGCCCAGCTTGGCTCGTAGGCCACCTTCACGAAACAGTCGCCGGAAACGCCACCGTTCTCGCCCATCTGCCACAGCAGGGACTTTTTGTCGTTGTCGATGTTCCAGGCGCGGTCCAAGAGGGCCGGCACGATGTGCTCGTACTTCTTCTCGCTCTGAAAATGGACCCCGCGCCCAAACGTAAAATTGGTGATGTAACGGCTCAGCGCACCGACGTAGTTGATGGTGATATTGGGCTCGCCGGCCTCCCGCTTATACGCCCAGTGATAACCGAGGTACCAGCTCCAATGGTTGCTGTACCTCGTGAGACGAGGCCCGTGGACCTCGAACTCTTCGTCCGCCAGCTCGACGAGGCCGAGGGGGCTGACGGAGACGGTGAGGTCGGATGCGGAGGCCCGCATGGACGGGGACACGAAAGCGATGCTCAAGACGTCACCTCCTCGCGAGTGCCGGGGCGCATCAGATGGCCAGTTGCGGAACGGCGGAGCCGGTCCAGGGCAGGGCGACGATGTAGATGCGCGGGTCGACGGAGTGGGAGGTGACGGTGTCGCTCGAAGCGGCCGTCCCGAAGACGTCCACGGCAAGACCGATGCGTACGGACTTGCCGGCTTCCACGGTCTCGATGAAGAACATGGAGTGGCTCTGCTCGTTGCCGGTCTGGACGTGGATGTTGCGGTCCCCGTAGGTCGAGGAGCCGTCAGGCCGGAGCTGGAGCCGGGCGCGCACGGCTGCCGACACGCTTCCGCTCCAGCCCAGGCAGATGTTGGCGTAGACCAGCAGCAGCCGGCGCTGAGAGAAGGACGGCACCTGGTAGGAGTGGACCAGGGTGGGTGTCTTGACGTTGCCGGCCATGCTGAAGGACGTCGTCCGGGCAGTGCCGACGGCCCAGGGGGAGACGCTCAGAGCCGCGATCTGCCCCTGCATGGTCGTGATCTGGTCCTGCTGAACGGACTGGGTGTTGTTCAGCGAGCCGATGGACGCCGAGGCGTCGATCAGTGTCGGTGACAGAGGCCCGGTCGGCGCCGTGGCCCCCCCGATCACGTTCTTGAGGAGCGTGTCGAGGGGGTCCATGACGGAGGCAAGATCCACGGGGACGTCGGGAATCTTGCCTTCGCTGGGGATCGGGATTTTGCCCCAGGGTGTGGACTGGCCCGGGTTGGTCACGTCAGTCCACCCGCGCGTAGTTCCGGCGCTGGTGGCGGCCCTCGCCGCGGTCGACGTTGGAGTACTTCAGCTCCGGCTCGCTGGCGCCCTCCGCCATCGCGCTGATGAAAGTGGGGGCCTCCGGCCAGCTCGCCGAACCGACGTGGGCGCGCTCGCGCATCGTCTCCTCGGCGGACTTCGTGAAAACGTTGGTGTTGTGGTTCGAGCGGCCGGGCGGGGTCCGGTAGCCCTGCATGACTCCCTCGCTGAATTCGCTCGGGATGTCACTGTCGGTCGCCACGCCTTCCTGGAAACGCAGGGGGCCACGGCGGGACGGGTTGTTGGCCGCCTTCCGCTCATAGAAGCGGTCGGCGGATTCGCGGAACTGCGGGTCCGGGGCGAGAGGCGACTGCGCCATGGTGGGCCTCCAATTTGAGACGTCTCACGAAGGACGCTAAGCACCCCATTTTTTGGCCCGTTAATGGCTACCAGGGAGCGTTGTACATCTCGACCTCGGGCAGCGCCATATCCGCGGTGAGGTACAGAGCGTTGGCGAGGGAATCCACGTAGTCGTCGTGGGCTGCGTCGACCTCAGGAGCAGCCACGATGATGTGTGGGCCCTGGTAGGTGAGTTCCGCGTCTTCCATCTGCTGACGGAATTTGCGCCAGTTCTTGGTCTGCCGGGTCTTGGCGTGTGCTGGGAAGATGACGAGCCCCTTGGACATGAGGTCCATCATGTGGGCCCACCTCTTGGTTTGGTTCGTACGGTCGCTCTTGAGATCCACGATCTGTGCGTAGGGCATGAGGACGCGGAGTCGGCTGGCGACGACGTCGCCCAGGCCGCCGGCGTCGATTCCGATGGCGTAGACGTTGTAGTGATTGAGGAAATCGACGATTCGGTAGTACTGCGTCTCCCAGTCGAGGCCAGTCAAGTCGAGCCAGTTGAGGACCCGGTGTTCGTAGTAGCCGTACTCGTCTGGATAGTCCCAATTTACCCAGCAGACGGTGACTACGGTGGAGTCTGTTTTCCGTGCGGGGTCGATTCCGACGACCACAGGGGAGCGGTGCCATTCCTGGACGACGCGCATGGAGACGTCGCCGAGAGTGTCGAACCGGTCGGAGGTGATGAGCATGCCCTTGTCGAGCAGCCAGATGAGGCGGTAGCTCAGCTTGAATTCGTCGGACTCTTCGCCGAGGCGGTCCATCTCGGACTGGACGAACTTTTTGTACCGGGGGACGTGCTTGGCGACTTCTTTCCAGTCGACCTGGAAGTGGTCGCACTTGCGGCCCCTGCGGTTGGCTTCGCGCTTGTTCTTCTGGATTTGCTCGTAGAAGCCGTTCTTGGTGTACGAGGGTGTCCCGGTCAGGCAGACGGTTCCCGCGGTCGAGGCCAGCATCGGCGCGATCGACTTGTTGAGCACCTTGTCGTCGGCGGCTTGGGCCTCGTCGATGACGACCAGATGGTAGGTCTGGCCTTCGATCTGAGCCTTGGGGTGTGCGGTCTGCTTCCTGATCAGGGATCCGCACCGCTTGAGGCGCAGCAGTTTGCCGCGGGTGACGAGCTTTTCGTCGATTTCGGGGTCCGCGAGCAGATCCTGGGCGCGTTCCGATGTGAGCCGGCCGACGATGCGGCTGAAGAGTGTCTCGCTCATCTCGTCGGTGGGAGCGAAGACGCCGATCCACAGGCCCTCGCGGAATTTCCCCAGCAGGTCGGGGAAGAGCTTGGCCAGCCGCGGCAGCATGATGGCCGCTCCGCAGACGGTGTCGGCGACGGTCTCCGACTTGCCGCTCTGCCGGCTCCACAGGGCGGTGAGCTTGGCTGAGTCCTCGATGATGAGTGACTCCAGGATGCGGCGCGCGAGGGGGAGTTGGTAGGGGCGCAGGGGGTGGCCGGACAGCTCGTCGATGACGAGGACGATCTTGTCGATGATGTCCTCGATGAGGGCCTGGTCGTCGTTGCTCTTGGCCGCCGGCTCGGCCTCCTCGGGCATGCCGAGGGTCAGCTCGTGGTCGGTGGCATCGAGCGGCGTGGTGCCCATGTCCGCGAAGCTAAAGCTGGACAAATATGGACAGATAATCCTCCCGTGCCGGGCAATGCATGGTAGTCCCTGACTACCTATGCGTTATTCGGCTAGGGTGCCGCCATGTCCACCAGCACCACGGCGCCCGCCTGGGCCGACCGCAACCGACGCTCCCGCCACCAGGACTGGGACCTCGCCACCTTCACCGAACGGTGGCTCACTCAGATCAAGAACCCCGGGACCAGGAGGAAGTACGGCCCGTACTTCGACCTCTTCGTCACGTGGATGACGCGCTACAGCGACCACCGCGACATCGGCATCCTCAGGGACGCTGGCGTGGCCGAGCTGGAGGACTACTTCGACTACCTCCAAAGCCCCCACTGGGAGGACCACCCCGGCGACTGCAACACCGAATGCGCCAGCCTCCCCTACGAGACGCCCAGCCTGAAGGCCAAGTACGACGCCCTCTCAAGCGCATACAACTACGCCGGTGTCCACCAGATCCGCGCCAGCAACCCCGTAAAGGCCATCAAGCTCGACAAACGCCAGCGCAAGCAGCGCACCATCCTGCTGCCCTGGGAGATCGAAGACGTCATGGCCAAGGCCCGCGCCACCTCCCTGCGATCGGCAGTCGCCAACGGGTACGCCATCGGCTGCGGCATGCGCTGCGAAGAGATCGAGAACGTGGACGTCGCCAAGTTCTACGACGTCCCCCGCGGCCGGATGCTCAGCTTCCGACGCAAGGGCGGCGACGTGGTGGACATCGACATCCCCCACCGCCTCGCACGACTGACGGACGAGTACCTCAAGGGCCGCACCGAAGGAGCCTTGATCGTGTCCCAGGGCAGACGTACCCGGAACCCGGATACTGGCGAGCTGGAACACACCCGCCTCGACGCCTCCGGCATCTACCGCATGGTCCAGGCCGCCGGCGCCGCCTGCGGATTCAAGATCGGCCCCCACGACGACCGCGCGACTGCCATCACCCTGGCCCTCGTCGACTCCGTCAAGCCCAGCCCCGACCGCATCATGAGCTACTTCGGACACAAGGACTTCAGCACCACGATGATCTACCGGCACGCCTCTCGGCTCCCGGCCGGCCACCACCACAACCCCTGGGGGATCGACTGGCGCACCCAGGCCCCCTGACCGCCCCGACGGAATATCACCGAAAAACCCTCCCCTCCTACGGTCGAAACCACCGGCCACGGACGGGAGGGTTTTTCCATGCCTCTGCACGGCTTCAACGAGGACGAGATCCGCGAATACATCCTCAGCTCACGCGAGCAGCTCGGCCCACGCAAGTTCGCAGCGCTCGTGCGGGCCTTCCACCTGGGCGACGACCAGACGCTGCTCACCGAGCGCCCCACGAACACGAGCAACCCACCGCGGCCCCGGACTGTGGCAGCCGGCTACGACTACAAGTCCAAGACGATGTTCGTGCGGTTCCGCGGGGAGAAGGTCGGCAACGGCCTCTACCGCGACGGCGTCGGCTATGAGTACTACGGAGTGACCCGCCGCGAGTGGGACAGGTTCCGCAACGCCCCGAGCCCCGGCCGGATGATCAACCAGGTCTTCAACCACAAGCCCTACTCGCCGGCCGCCTGGTGACGCCCGTGCTCATCACCACCACCCGCTGTCAGCGCAACTGGCCCCGCCGCTACAGCACCTACTACCAGGAGACCGTCCCGCCCTACCGCCGGTCCGAGCCCGCCACGGTCTACAGGATCGGCACGCTCGGCCTCGTCATCGGCCGCTGGACCTCCCAGGCCACCGACGAGCACCAGGCGCTCACAGACGCCCTCGGCGCCCGCCCCGCAGCCGTCATGAGCAGCCAGGGCGGCCTCTTGCCCAACTACCGCCGCAAGCCACCCAAGGACGCGCCGTGTTCAGCCGACGAGACATCGACAACCCGTACCTGAAAGACGCGCGCCGGCGCATGGCCAGGATGAGCCCGGAGGCCGCCCGCGAGTACAGCGTCTCCGTCTGGGCCTACGGGATGCGGGTGGCCGAGAACCCCGCCGAGCACCTCACCGACGACCTCGGGGAATGGGACATGGCCCTCGCCACCCTCCAAGCCGTCAGGGAGCGGATGGCCGGCGCCCAGTAGGTCTGGCACCACACGAACGAGCCGCTGCCAAAGGCCCCGCCCATGCGCCACGGGAGCGCACGGACGGGGCCGTTTGGTGGACCTACGCGCGACAGGCCGGCGTATCCAGCTCGCAGGGGAACAAGTGCCGCGCGACGTACGCCTGCGAGCGGGCCCAGTAGCCGTAGACCACGACGTTGGCCGCAGTCTGTTGCAGGGTGGACCGTGAGTACTCCAGGCGGCGTGCCACCGGGAAGTGCTCGGAGTCGATCGGATCATGGGTGGTCAGCTCGCGCTCCAACCACTCCATCGCCTCGTCGAGGCTTCGCAGCACAGCCACCTGTTGCCTAGGACCGCCCTCGACGGAGTCGTTGCGGACCTCGGGCTGTGGGTGGTTGCGCGGGGCCAGGCCGGCGCGGACCTCAGATTCTCTGTAGCCCTTGCCTGTGTATGCGTAGGCGTGAAAGTGCTGCGTCGACAACGAGGGCCTCCAGCGGCGGGTCAGGAGAGAAGGAACGGTAGCGGAGACCGCCCGGTAGGTCAGACAGATCTGGCCTTGTCACGCGCGGAGTCTGCGGCGGCCTCAGCGTTGACGGCCAACAGGGCACCGATGGCGTATTTCCGCGCCCACTCCAGAGGCCCCACGTCGCCGAAGAGGTCAGCGGGGCTCACGACGTCCCGCGCGTCGAAGTCGGCCCGCGCGTGCTTGATCAGGATGTCCGCCAGGTGCTCGACCAGCCACGCCCGCGTGCGCTCCTTGAGGGCGATGGTCAGGTGCAGGGACGGCTCTTCGCTGACTGTGACAGGTGAGTGGACCCACCCCCTCGGAAGCCAGAAGACGTCACCGGGCTCCAGAACGACCGTCTGTGGCGGGGTGCGGGAGAGGAACGCGCGCTCCTCTTCCGTCCAGCCGCGCAGCCGGAAGTTCATGTACTCCTCAGTCGGCCTCTCGACGATCGGCGGGTGCAGGTGCCACGCCTTGCTGCCGTGCAGTTGCAGGATGAGCGTGACGTAGGGGTCGTAGTGGTAGCGCAGGCCCTGTTGCCTACCGGGAGTCAGGTAGGCGTTGACGTGGGCGCGGCAGCCGGTCACGTGTTGGATGTGATCGCGCAGCAGAGCGAGCTGAGGACGCACAGTGTGCAACAGGCGCAGACTGATCGACTGCCCCTGGTCGAGGTGGGCCCGAACGGCGCCAGGATGGGGCATGTCGCCGTCGGTGTACTCGAACGGTTCCACGACCGCGCCATCGCGCAGAAGGACGATGTTGCGGCCGGCGACGCAGCCGCGGTCGATGTGCTCGTCGACCTCGGCCATGGTGAACAGCTCCCGGAACATGCCCGGGTCGTGGTGGTAGACCTTGGGCTCGACGGGCCAGCTCCGGCGCAGGGCGTCGAAGTCGTCGACAAGGTCGTGCAGCAGCAGCATGAGGTGCTCCGGCTGGAGAGGCGGGAGAGGCGGGCGCCCCCAGGACCAAAGGCCCCGAGAACGCCCGCCTCGAAGGGATGGGTCAGGCCGTTGCGTCCGGCTTGACGGTGTTGGTGATGTGCTGGGCGAAGCTCAGCAGCTCCTCCGCGGTGCCGCGCAGCTCCCGGCCGGCGCCCTCGTCCTTGGTGTCACGGATGGCGTAGCCACCGCCCGCGAGCTGGGCGAGGGAGAGGCAGCTCTCCATGTTCTCCTCGGTGCCGTTCCCGTTGCACAGGAAGGAGAAGTCACCGGCGACGGGGCGCTCGTACAGGTTCTTCGCGGGGTCCACCTGAGTCATGACAATGACCTCCAAGAGAGGTTGAGGTGGCGGCGGAATTGCCGCCACGGAGAATCTAGGGCTAGTCAGGCATTCAGAGAAAGGGGGAAACCGGACTTAGGTGGAAATGGCATATGCGGAAATGGGCTCCCCGTATTCGGGCATGGCGAAATCCGGAAGAGCAGAATGCTCACTTCCGGGAAATGGGAATGCCTGATTGCCTGGGCCGGTGCAACTCCATGAAGTCAAACGGAGCGATGTCGGCCCAGGCAATCTGCAAGGCGCGTCAGGTCAGAATTCTTTCCCTGAATCACCTCCCCTCTGAATCGGCATCGTGTACCGCCCGGACGGCGTGGGAGACATGGACAGAAGACCGTCCTCGGCGGAATCCAGATAGTCCTCAGCGCGACAGGGGCACCGCTGCGGGCAGCAGCGCCGGCGTCTTGCCGCGGCGACAACGACGGCGATGGCACCGGCCCAGACTGTTATGCCGAACACTCCGATGAGTGCGCATACCTCTGCACCGCTGGTCGTCCTGCTCATCGCCGTTGATCTCTCTGTACGAGGGCCTGGCCGGCGTACGGAAC